CCTCGCCACCTCAAGTTTTTTCTCAAGGTCCTTTACTATTTCATCTTTAAAACATCTTTCAAAAGACTCTCCAATTAGATTCCTTGCTAAAAGAAGTTCGTTTTCTTGTTTTCTATTCTTAGATTCTAACTCCTCAAGTTTTTTCTCAAGGGATTTGATTTTGTCAATATTCTTTTGTATTCCCCAATTCTTATCATCTATTAGACCTTTTAACCTCTCAGTCTCTTTCTTCTGCTCTTGGACTACGTCACAATGTTGCTCACACACTCCAAGCTCTTCTTCGTGTAAAGCCCTATATCGTTCTAATTCATCAGATGTTTCTTTGTTGAAGTAGAGTAGAGCTTGTTCAGCTATTCTTGCTAATTCTGTTTGTGCTTCTTTATACGAAACAAATCTTTTACTATAAAAAACTTTTACTACTTTCTCAGCTTCTTCTCTCGCCTTGTTTTCTTTACTCATACCCACACCTTCCACCATTTCTTTTCATAGTAACTACAATTCATTTTCATAACTTCAAAATCTTTTGAATAAGTGAATTGTTTACAATAGTTTTTATACTTACCTAACCAGTACTTACAATTCTTACAATAAACTTTACTCATTTGTTTTGTCATTTAATTCTTTCCAAGATTTTTCAGTCCAAGTTTTTAAAGAAATCCAAATTAGTCCACTGCTAATAGCGTACTTAAAAGCATTAGAAACTTTATATAAATAATTTGTCGCTTCAACAAAGTCATCAAAAGGAACTCCTATATGCCAACTATCACGTCCACCTCCAATATCACTAATTTTATAACCAAGCTGTTTAATATAATTTTGTATATTTTCACAAAGGTTCCCTTTTTTGTTTATAAATTCAGTTAAGGAGTAACTATTTACATCTTCCACTAATTTTTCCATATCTTTCTCAGAAGATATTTGCTCTCCTTTTATATCACACATCCATTTACTCATCCCCCTACTCCTTTCTATGTTTGTTTATGAGTTCTAAACATTCTTCCTTTAAATTGTATGTCCTTCAACACCCTCAAACATAACAGAGTTAAATCGCCCTTGTGGTAAATCTACTACCGTATGCCAATCGCCAATTATTATTTGATAAACTCTATATTCTTTTCCTACTGTTAAAACTTTTTTCGCTTCCTTTAAATCCTCATCTGTTCCGTTTTTACCTAAAAACTTAACTCTTGAATAAGCTATCATCTTTTGCTCCCTTCGTTATTCCCAACCTTGAAACACGTAGTGTGCCTCACTCTCATTTATTCTTTTGTCGTACTGAAAAACAAGCCTAACCATACTAGGGCGCGAAAGCTCAACCTCTTTAGCATCCATCAGGCTTGCGCTAATCGTTTTAGGAATGTCAAGCCTTATGTCTGGTCTAAACTCAGGCACTCTGATAATGCCTCGAAGCTCTCCCATCCTCAAATAAGCCTTTTTCATTTCCTCATTAACTCCTTCATTTAAAATTCTTCTTGTTTTTTCTTTTGTTCAAACACAGAGAATAGAGTATTAGGAATGAAGTTTAGTTTCACATACTGCTTCCCCTCTGGTGTCTCGATAAGTTTCCCGATAGTGTTCCAAGACACTTTTTCTTCTCCGTTTTTTTCATAAGTCTCTCTTGCTACAATATCTTTAATCATTTTAAATCTCCTTTTAAAAAGTCGTTAAGCCATTCCTCATAAATCTCTGCTTGCCTATCAGAAATAGTAGGAATGGGCTTGGTTAAATGGCAATCATTTGCCAAAGTTTTTATATTGAAAATACTGTCGATGAATAGTGGGAATCGTTTCCTGTTTGGCTTTGTATTAGGAAGCATATGGTGGCAGTCGGTGGCACATTTCACGCACTCTTTAGAACACTGACAGAATCCGTTACTTAGCTCAAAAGCTAATTCTCTAGTTTTTCTGTTCATACAGCGTTATCTCTGCTCTTGGATTTTCTTTATCAATTTCAATAGTCCGTAATTGTACCATTGGAATCACTTGCCAACAATCATCTTCTATTATTTTGCAATCAACAAGCAAATCCATTATTGACTCAGCTACGTTTGTCATATCACGCCTACGGTTGTCTGGCATATAAAACTCTACCGATACTGCTGTTATCGGATGTTTCGGCTGAACCTTTGATTGTAGGTAAACGGAGACAGTAGCTGATTTATGCCAATCCTGATAACGCTTAGAGGGAAAAGACCTCTTTGTTTTGAAGTTGATTACTCGACTGTTTTTTTTAGGCGGTATAGTCCCTCTAAGTATTATTTTCATTGAAACAAGTCCTCCTTTGGAATAGCTTTATACTCAGCAAATCGTTTTCCATTATTCTCTATTATTTTTGTTTTGATATTCATACCCTGTTCTTTAAGGTCAAACACAACCGCCGCTAATCTGAAGCAACCGAACTTATTCAATGCTTCAATAGGTGTTAGTGTATAACCTAAAGACAGGTGTTCTTTAATCATACTTTCCTGAGATATATTACCCCCTGTATCCGTTAAAGGTTTCTTGTTCTTCATACTTACGCATACCAGCTGCAGGAGTGTGAAAAGTAAACTGACCTGCTTTGCTTCCATCAATGTTTGAGTTTCTATAGCTAACCATATCACTATCAGCTATTTCCACCTCCAATATTTCTTCATCGTGAGTTCCAACGTATCCACAACACATTAAAATTATCAATATCAATATTATTATTCTCATCTCATTAACCATAAACTAAAAGCAAACCCGATAATGATTAGACAGACTAAAATTTCGGGAAATACTCCTAGCCCTTTCTTTTTTTCTTTTTTCCAAGCGTTTAGAACATCTTTAATGCTTGCTTTAGAATCATTGACGGTCTTTCTCATCATCTTCTCCTTTAAATGATATTTATTTTTGCCTTTTCAAGACTGCATAAGCTTCTAACTTTTTCGTATTCAGCCTTGTATCTTTCATACTGAGCTTTTAACTTGTTCTCATTTTCAATAGCTGTTTCTGTACCGTTCAAATGTATGATGTACTCATTAGAAGCTCTAGCGTTCATTTCTCTGCTTGCTACCGACCCTTCTTGCTTTTTCATCATTTGAGCTAGAACCACCTTCCTCATTTCCTGCATTTTCCAAGATAGTGCTTTTGCTGTAGCATACTTAACACCAATATCTTCTATCTGTTTTACAGCATTATCGAATCCTTCTTTGTAGTTCATTTGATTTCCTCCACTATCTTGTCTAGTTCAAAACAGAATCTATTTAACTCGCTGTTTAAAGCTGATATAAATGTTTCATCTCTTGTGACCCTGACAATCAAAGGTTTTAGTCCTTGATAGTAAGACATAAAATCGCACCACTCTGCACCTGTAATGAACAGTTGTCCTTGTACTTGTTGGAAGTATTTAGTGGGAAGTTTATTCCCAAGAAGATATTCCACGTGGGTTGCTATCTGCGGACATTTGACCTCAAGTATTCCATCGCCAACTATCCTGTCAGGGCTACACAAAAACTTCCGTTCTTCGTCTTTGTATACCACTCCAACTTTCTCGCACTCTACTCCTGTTTGAAGCTCATACATATTAACAGCCTCTTGCTCTGTCTCGATTCCGTGAAGCATAGCATCGCTTTGAAATCCTTCAGACCTAAAACCTGTTACCTTTTCACCAGCTAATTTATAAAGGTAGCTCTTTCTGGATTTAGAAGGCTCTCCTTTAGTGGTTACAATCTTGTCAAAGCTAGAAGCTGACGGCTTGCCAGCTTTTAACTTAAACCATTCAAGACTTCCTTGTTCAATATTATCAATTATTATCATCATCCCCTCCTTTAAAGTTTAAATTTGCAAACTCTCCAAAAAGTTCTTTAGCTTTAGAATCATAAGCAATAGCTGATTCTTTTTTAGTTTTAAAGCACCCTAAATGAAAATGAATGTTTCTTGAAGCATAACCAGAAGAGTCTGTGTACCAATTAAATCGACTCAGGTATTCATAATCCTCATCATCAACCAGAGATTTTTCTCCACGGGAAAGCTTAATTGTTTTCATCAGCTTCCTCGTTAGCTTTATTTAACTCTACAAAGCAAGAACTATGGTATCCTTCTTTGGTCTCTGGGTTTACAACTATTGTGTCTCCCTTTGCTATGTTTCTGTTACAGTATTTACAGTCTTTCTTTCCGTGAGGTGCTGTTATTGTTTGAAACTTTTTAGGTTTAGAAGTTCCCTCTGGCTCTCTAGTGTCAGCGTCCTTTGTATCGTCAATCAAGAATAGACCGTTAAGAGCGTACTTCCTAGCATAACTAGAGCTACTTCCAAAGCTCTGACTAATATCCATACCTTTACGGTTAGTATCAATGCCTGCCTGTGCTTTGACTGATACAGTTTCTTCGCCTTTGTGTAAAGATGCTGTCGCTTCAACAAAAACTGTTCCACCACATTCTTTAATCTCATCCGTTATAATTAAAAATGTTCCTGTCTCTTTCAATAACGGCTTAACAGCTTCGAGAACGTCTTCACAACTCCTGTAATTATATTTGCCAAACTTGTTAAATTGGCTCTTCGGTGCTTTCAATCTGTTTTGAATTTCAATTAATTCTTTCATTTTATTTCCCCCTGTATGGCGAGTAAGGATACAAAGCACAAGTCTCTATATCGCACTCCCCTGTTTCACCCATACAATCACAATCGTAGCACTTAGCTTGTATGGCTTGATTTCTAGTTATTTTTCCACCTTTAAGGTACTTAATGTACTGTGTTTGACCTTTTCTTTTCTTCCCACTTTCAGCAGATTTAAGAAACTTTTTCATCATCTTTCCCCTTTGGCTTATCCCAAAATCCCTTAATAGATTTCGCCATAAAATCCTCAAGAACATCGTATTCAACTAGATGTTTTCCATTACCACCCAATCGAATAGTCTTTAACTTCCCTTGTTGTACTAGCTTAAAAACCTTCGTGAAACTTATCGAAAGCTTTTTGCTGACACCAACTAGGGAATAATACTTCTTCCCTAAAATTTCATAATCACACATTTGTTAATCTCCTATATTTTATTATGTAGTCTTTTGTTTCTTTAGGTAGACTACGTTTACCTTTTTTAAACTTTATTAAATTACCGTATCCCCAATTATATGCAATCAAAATATCTTCATCAGATTCCACATAAGGTCGTTTTTCTAACCAACCTATGTACCATATCGCTACTCGTTCGTTCACATCAGCAGTAAATAGCTCTTCGCTCTTTATGTTTGTTTTGTGTACTTGGTTATAGTGTTTTAAAAGGATTTCAGAAATCTGGTACAAGCCCCTACCACTGCTTGCCCCTTTGTAGCTAATTGCTTTTGGGTTGTTGCTAGACTCTATAGTGGCAATAGCTGTCATATCGAGAGCATAAGCGTTAGATGTGATAAAGATTAGGCAAAGTCCTAGTAATATCCTCATACGTCCTCCAGAAGCTCTCCTAGAAGATTTACTGCCAATATTTTTAATGTTTATCATCGTATATCCTCCAGAGCTTGTTCCAGAGCATTTATGTAAGGCTCGGTCAGTCTTATAGACTCGCCTTCGTAGATAAAATCAAACCATTCAATATTTCGCCCACACTTTTGAAACTCACCCTTGATTTCAGCGTTTCCTATTTCAAACCAAACAGATATATCTTGATAGCCCTCAGCATCAATTTGTCCTAGTTCTAGGGATTTCCAATCTATCCATATATGCTTGCGAATCTCGTACGTTCTTAGCTTGAGTTCGTGGTCGAATAGTTTCTTTAACATTTCAATATCCTCTTTTCATTTGTTAAACTTTACCAAATTATATTAATGTTGTCAAATTTTTAACCTATATCTGTTTAATCGTTAGCTGTTTTTTGTTTTAATTCCTTTCTTTTAATGCTCTTTGAATACCTTCAAATTAAATAATTCTTAACAATACAACCTTTTTTTTGGTCTGTTATTTGATAGCTTTTAATCATTCCATAAATAGGGTTAATATGTTTTTCTATCTCTTCTAAAGTGTTGAAATAATCTATATACGAACCCAATTCCTCAGAATCAACATAAACGCGATAATTCATATCGTTGAATTTATTTTTATCAAGTTTCATTTTACTTCCCCTCCTTTATCGCTCTTTTAATCCCTTCAAGAGCAAACCTTCTCACTCTGGCATTAGTTGACACTTGCAAAACTTTCTGCCAAAGTTCGATTTGTTTTTTTGCTGAAAGTGTTTTAGTTTTCATTGTTTTTTTAATTCTATTTATAACACCTTTCCACAATTCAATTTGTTCTTGTGGTGTAGGTTTTAATTTTTGAGGTATCATTTTATCGCCCTTCCTTTTCTAGTCTTTCGTTTAGTATTGAATACGCTCTATTATATTCAGTTTCTAAGTCTGCCTTTTTTAACTTCAATAGGTTTTTAATCCTTCTATCCCATACAGGATTATTTTCGTTTGGCAATTCATCAAGGTTATATAAAGCCTGAAGGATAACTTTTATCATTGCTTTTTTAGTTAGTTTCATTATCTTTCCCCCCTCTTGCTTTTCGTTGTTGCTTTGTTGAGTTTTGTTTTTCTTTGTTTTCATTTGTGTAACTATACCACTTTATTTCAGACTGTGTCAACCTTTTTCTTTGTTTTTTTTTATTTTTTTTTACCTAACTAAAATCATATTTTTATTGCTGAATATTCATACTATTAACATCTAATGTTGTAAGTGAAGAACAAAAGAGCTTCGTGCTTGGATTGTACCGAATCCACACAATAAGCCTTAATTAGCCTTTTAAGGTACTTTGTTAATTGTTAAGGTGATAGCCTTACTTAACTTGTTTTAGTGGCTTAGAAGCGAATCTAGGCATACAACTTATGTTGTATTTATAAAAGGGAAAGAGCTTCGAGCTGTGGTTATGCTCTACTAAGAGTAGTAATCTAATAACTATAAACTTATTAAAGAACCTTTATAAACTTACTTTATAAAGTATCTTAATTAAGTCCTATTATATAATAGTATTAGGTGGATATTGTGTTACTTTCTGACACAGTGACAGAATGATACAGTTTTTAGGTGTTGGAATAGGATTGGAGTTAAGGTGTAGAAAAGGTTTTGAGTTAAGGTGGGGAAAGGGGGTTTGAATGAATGGTTTGGTGGGTGGTTTGGGTCTATACTTCACAAAAACACCTCTTTATAATCCAACTTCACAAAGTAAAACAAAGCTGATGTATTACTACAACGCCTATCTTATAAGCTCTAGTTACTCCCTTATATATAGGAAGGCTGTTTAAGGAAGAAAGCTCTGCCCTTTTCTCTTACATCAACTGTTGTTTTAACCCTATTTACACCCTCAAAATATGATTATCCCTCATAAAATGCCTCAAAATGCCGGGTTAGTAATCCAAAATAGTCAATTATAGCCGTATAATATGATTATATTGCATATTGCGTATCAATATATAACAGCTATTGATGTATTGTGTGCCTCTATATGCCCTCGTATGCCTCCTGTGCTAACACTGTGCTAACAAACCTCTTTTTTGAACAGTCGTTAAAGTTTCTAGTTTCAATATTATTTAAGTGGTAAAAGTCTTTCGGGGGATACCCCCACCCCCATAAGATTCGGTTATGTGAGTCTCACATCGCTGGCGAAATTTAGCAGAACAAGAGAAATAATGTGCAAACATTTGAAAATAATACTTATAATGGGGTACTCTTCAAAAGAAAAGGACAAAGGAAAAAAGTAGATGACTGCGTATCAGCTAGCTAAAAAATATATAGGCAAGAAAAAGCTAACCTCGGAGGGGAAAGCCAAGTTAGAGAGTCTAAAAGAAGTTGAAAAGTTGGAGCGACTATCTAAAACCATTAACAAAGCCACATTATCCTTTTCCTCAAAAGAGTAACGAGGAATGATTTGTTACGTTTTTGACACTAACGTAGCTCTCAACCATCATCAACAGTCAACGATAAAGGAGAGGTTTCAGTACAGGATGAGAACTTTTTTAAGCCATCAGGGTCTAAAGAAGGTCAGTCTAAGAAGTTGTGCCCTCGTATGCCCTTGTTGTGGCTGGCTGGTTAAGAGGTGGCGTTGATTGGTTTGCTTGTCTGTGTGTGCCTGTGGTGGCGTGTTAGCCTATTAGAGAATCGAGGGCGGGTGTACCCCTATATATTGGGTTCGAGGGGGTGGGGGTAGGGAACCCATACCCACCCATCCCAACTATAACTCCACTCCACCACAAAATTTAACAAACCACTTTCCTATTTTTTGCTGGTAAAAATAAAATGACTTTACAAAGTTTAGCAAAGTAGTAACATTCTCATATGAAACTAGACCAAGAAGAAATCAACTTAGCGTTAATAGAGTTTGGTAAGATGGAGGGTAAAGCCCTTGACTTAGGAAGCTTGTATTTGAAGCTATCTGAGGTTCACGATTTTGTACCACTAAGCCCTTATAAGTTTTTTAAGCTAGTTAATGAGGTTATGGTTGACATAGATTAGGAAAAGTGTATAGTTCTTTTTATGGAAATGTCAGGATTGAAACAAACACTTTTTGCTTCCCACCCTAAACAAGAACCGTTATCCAATCTGACTACGGCATAGGGGCGTTTGCGTCCTTTCTTTGAGGGGTGGGGAGTTTTAGGTATTGAAATGGAAACAGGATTCATAAAAATTCATAGAAAGTTTACCGAATGGGAGTGGTATTCTAATTCTAATACAAAGTCTTTGTTTCTTCATCTGCTTATAAACGCTAACTATAAAGATTGTCGCTATTGTGGTTATGAGGTTCCAAGAGGGGCTTTGATTTTTGGTAGAAAGCAAGCTTCTATTGATTTGAAGATGAGCGAAATGAAGATTCGTACCGCTTTAGAACATTTAAAAAACACTAAAGAAATAACCATCAAAACAACCAACAAATTTAGCATTATTTACATCTGTAATTACGAAAAATATCAAGAAAAACAACCAGCAAAACAACAAACAAATAACCAACAAGTAACCACATCTAAAGAAAGTAAGAATAAAAGAAGTATATATAGTCCAGAATTTGATGAGATTTGGGCTGTTGAGGTTAAAGGTGAAGGTAAAGCTAATGCTTTTAAGGCTTATAATCGTGCTTTAAAAGAAACAGACCACTTAACCATCTTAGAAGCCTATAAAAATCATAAAAAAGCTTGGGAGAAGGAAGAAAGAGAGAAAAGATTCATTCCGTTGCTTGCAACTTGGATAAATGGTAAAAGATGGGAAGATATAGTGAAGGAGGTTAAAAAAGTTGAGTACGCTGAACTTAAATACGACTAAATTAATGGTTGAAATCGCTGAATGTAACTTAAAAGCCTCAGAAGAGGCATTAAAACATTACGAAGCCTTTTTTAAAGGGTTAAAAATCAGAAATTTTGAAAAAATTGAAATAGTAAAGGGAGCAGACAGATGCACAAGGACGCTAAAAGAGAATTATCAACAAGATTGCCAAAATTTGAATCACTGGAAGTCACAGCTCACTCAATGCTCGATGAAATCGGAAAACGAACAGGCGAACCAGAAATCCGAACAGAAATCTCCCCTATCGACAAGACAATGCTTGGACTCCACCCAAGTAGACTTTTAACCTTAGCAGCAAGACCAGCAGTAGGTAAAACATCAGTAGCTTGCCAGTTGGCGTATAACGTAGCTAGACTAGGCGTTAAAACAGCTTTTATTTCTCTGGAGATGACCGCAGAGAACATACTGGAACGTATGATGTGTTCACACTACCAGATAGAAGGGTGGAAGCTTTCAGCTAAGTATTTAACCCCAGAAATAAAGAAAAAGTTTGGATTCTTCTTAAAAGACGCACAAACACTGCCTCTTCAGATAATTGATGATTATTGTTTCACCGAAAAGGAACTTTATACCTTAATAGACCATTTGAAGTTTAGACCAGAGGTTATAGTCTTAGACCACCTTCAACACATCAGAAGCGAACAAAAAAGGAGTCAGTATGAATCTTTGACTGGTTATTTAGCTTATTTGAAAGAAACTGCTATGAGGTATAAAATATCTTTAGTGGTTTTAAGTCAGATTAACAGAAGCGGAGAAGAAGCCCCGACTTTGGGTAATTTGAAAGGAACAGGTGCTATTGAAGAAATGTCGGATTATGTCGTATTCTTACACGACAATAAATCAATAGGGAACAATGTATCGTTAAATAATAATTTTGACCTAGTTATAGCAAAAAACAGATTTGGGGCTTGTGGCAAAAAAACAATGTCATTTGATGCTGAAAGATACAGGCTTAATGATTTAGAAATTCCATATAAAACTTACTAGCAATAATTGTTGTGATTTTATATAATTGCAATAATTGAAATTAACAGAAAGGAAAAATATGACAATTCCAACCGAACCTCTTCCAACAGAAGAAGAAATAATTTATAAGTTTAACAAAGAAGACATCTGCCGTTTTCGTTATAAGCCAACCATTAAGATTTTTATTGTAAACAGGATGCACGATGCTAAAGCTAAACAGAACCTGTATATGGGTAGAACATTCTCAGAAGACCATTTAAACAATATTTATATCAACGTAGCAGAATCAGAATTGGAACTTGCCGATGAACGGACGAGCGACAAAGAAGCTTCGTAAAGAATCTAAGAAAAGGTTGGGGGAGCTTTCCCCCAGCCAATTTAGAAAGGTTAAAGATATTTTTAAAATATTGAAGTCTAAAGATAGAAATAGATTATGGGTAGGTTAGTTCTATTAAAGAACAAATATGACAAGGTAGGAAACCCTGCTTTTTATGACAATGAAAGAGATTTGTTAGAGGCTATAAACAGCTATTTTGAAAACCCACCCAATAAAAGAAAAGTCGTAACAAAAGAAGGTCACGAATACGAAGTGCCTGTTTATACGATTGCAGGTCTTGCCTATCATCTTGGTTTTGCTTCCAGACAATCAATTTATCACTATATCAGAAAAGGGAAAGATAAAAACTTAGGAAGGCTTCTTGAGAGAGCTAAATTATTTATAGAGTCTGATTATGAGATGTCTTTAAGAGATGGCAACGCTTCTGGTGCAATCTTTGCCTTAAAGAATATGGGATGGAAAGACAAGACTGAGGTAGACACTCAGCATAAGTTCCAAGCTATGCCTACCGTTCAATCTGGTGGAAAACCTATTGATGTTGATTTCGGTAAAAAAATGGTTGAGGCTGATGTTGACGAAGACGAATAAGGAGTACGACCTTCCAGAGTTTTTAAAGATTCCTGATAAGCTTATGCCGATGATTGAGGATGCGGATAAGTACAGGAACGTAGTTTTAGAAGGAGGACGTGGCTCATCTAAATCTCAGTCAGTTGCAAGATGGATTCTTTACCTAGCAGAGAAATACGAGCTTCGTGTTGTATGTGGTCGTGAAACCCAAAACTCGATTGACGAATCTGTTTACACAGTTCTTGTTGACTTAATCCGAGAGTTTAACCTAGCTTGGGAAATAAGACGAGACACATTAACCAGTATGATAAGTGGCTCTAAGATTAGATTTAGAGGATTTAGAGAGCAAGGAGCTATTAACATCAAGGGTATGGAGGGTGTTGATATTGTTTGGGTGGAAGAAGCACAGGCAATCTCAAAGAATACACTCGACATTCTAATCCCTACCATTCGTAAAGAAAAAGCAAAACTATTCTTCACAATGAACCGTTTCACAAGAAACGATGCAGTTATCGAAAGATTTGCAAATAGAGATGACGCTTTAATAATTCATATTGATTATTTTGAAAATCCTTACTGTCCTCAAAACCTTATCTTAGAAGCAGAGGATTGCAAGGCTAAGAACATTAAAGACTATAACCATATCTGGCTAGGTCATCCATTAGCTAACGCAGAAGATTATTTATTTAACTTTGAAAAACTCGCCGATTCTCCAAAAATTCAAATAGTAGGTGATTTAATTCAAAAACAAAAGGTTCTGTCTATTGACTTTGCAGCAGGTGGTGGTGACTTATGTGTAGCTACTGTATTAGAGAGAGTATCAAATACTCAGTTTAGAATGTCTGACCAGATAGTATGGGATGACCCTGACACAGACTCAAGTGTTGGTAGGGCTATAGCTATCTATGGTGACATTAATCCAGATATTTTTATTGTTGATGCTGGCGGTTTAGGTTATCCGATGTTCTGTTCTATATCAAAATCAATTCCAAGTGTTATTGGATTTGATGGTTCAAAAACAAATAAGGCAAGCACTAATGCTGGGAACAATAGAGCAGAAGCTTATCTAGCAGTCAGAGACTTTATAAACACATCGTGGCTAAAGGTTGAATCAGATTACACAATTAAAGAGCTAGAAAAGATTAAAAAGGTATTTAACCAGACAGGCAAGATTTATATTGAGCGTAAAGACAAAATGAAAAAAAGACTCGGTGTTAGTCCTGATAGAAGCGACTCTCTTGCTATGGCTGTGTTTGCTGCTAAGCATTATCTTGGGAAGGTTACATACGGAGATGAGCCTATTGGAATGAGAACCCAGCGAGTAAATAAGAGAGTGAGATATTAAGATGAAAGCATATGCCTGTTTTGACTTTTACTCAAAAAATAATTTGAGAAATAGGATATTCGGTCATTGTTTTTTGGTTTTAGAAACATCACAAAGAAAATGCTTAGTTTTAGACAAAATGACAAAGGGTGTAAAGCTAGTCGAATTTTATTGCAAGGCTTCAACGCTTGTTGTAAAATTGCGTAAAGCTGGCTGTGACTGCTTAAAGGTCGATATTTATGAGCCAAACAGCAGGATGCCTGAGTTGTTTACTTGTACTGGCTTTGTAAAGAAATGTTTGAATATTAAAAAGTGGTGGATTTTTACACCACGCCAACTATGGAGGCACTTATGGGCGACACACCAAGCTACGACAGCAGTTACGCAGACGAAGCGGCAAACGAGTTAAGCGGAGAGAACAAAAAAGCTAAAAAGTTACGTTCTGCTCTAGCTAAAACCGAAGGCGGTATGGCTGGCGAAGAAGTAACGACTACTGGTAAACGCAACAACCTATTCGGTAATTAATGAATACTAAATATCAGAATCTTAAAGAACTCTATGAAGAGCTAACATCTAATCGTTCTACATACGAACCTGTATGGAGAGATATTGCAGCTTATGTTGGAATAAACTTAAACATAGATTACTCTAAGAACTTATCTGATAAAGGTGATAACCTTGACACTTATGTAGAAGACCCAACAGCAGCTCTTTCTGTCACCCAAGCTGGTGAATATATGCAAGGAGTTATGTGGGGAACTGGCGACGAGGCTCTTTCTATCGAGCCATCTGACTGGGTTTTGCAAAGAGCAGAAGAATCTTCCCTCGTAAAATATTTCGGATTTAGGACTAAACAACTCCTTAAAAATATGAATCACTCAAGAGCTGGTCTTAATACTGCTATGAAATCATACTTTTATGACCAGACATCTTTTGGGACGTCTGGAGTTGGTGCTTTTAAAAATTCAGACTTTTTAAGCCGAAAAGAAGAACATCCTTATGTTTTTCGTTCCTACGGTGTAGACAATATGGCTATTGACGAAGGGAAAGCTGGGCTTGTAGATGTTATCTTTATTACTTACCAGTGGAGAGTTAATAGAATCTACTCTGAGTTTTGGGAGGTGAAAGATAAACTCCCAAAGAAGATTCAAGAGTCATATAAGAATAAAAAGTATAACGATGAATACACTCTTGTTCACGCTATCTATCCTAGAGAGGATTTCGACCCTAAACTAAAAGGCAAGCGTGGTGCTAAATACAGGGGTTCTTGGTTTACATTAGAAGATTCTGATACAGTTATTTTTTACGAGGAAGATTTTAGAAAGCTTCCGATTGGTGTTTGTCGTGCTATTAAGATTCGTGGTGAAGTTTATGGGCGGAGTTCCGGTTCTCTACTGATAAGCTCAATCAAGTCTGTCAATTATATGTTTGGCAAAACTGTTGAAATCTTAGAAAAGATGGCTTCCCCCTCTTTAGGGATTTGGAACTCTGCCTTGTTTGGTGATTCTGTTTTAGACACTTCTGCTGATGGGTTGGTAACATTTAATCAATCATTGATGGGAAATGCTCAACAGCCTGTATTTCCTATTCACGATGTTGGCGACCCAACTGGCATTATTCAGTTTCTTATTCCTTACTTAAATGAAAAAATAGCAACAGGCTTTAAAGTGGACTTGCTGCTCGACTTCTCTTCTGCCAAAGATATGACTGCAACCGAGTCTATGCAACGATACGCAATTAGAGGTCGGTCTCTTTCTGGTCTGTTGCAACAACAAAAAATAGAAATGCTAGAACCTTTAGTAGATAGATGCATTCAGCTTGAAGATGATATGGGGCTTCGTGGAGTAGACCCAACTAATATGGCTGAACTCGCAAGGCAAGCTATGGAAGCTGGTAATAGTGATGTTATTATTCCAGATGTTGTATTAGCTGCTATGGAAAAAGGTAAGCAGTGGTACAAGATAAAGTTTAATAATGAGCTAGAAAGATTATCAAGAACTGAGGCTGTTCAAAGAGTGTTGCAATCTGTTAATGCTTTATTAATGATTGGCTCTGCTTTTCCTTCTATCGTAGAAGCAGTTGATTGGTATAAAATATGGTCTGATGTTAATACATACTTAGGGACTACTTACGCTACTAGCGAAAAAGAATTTAAAATGAAAATGCAAAAACAAATGGAAATTCAACAACAGATGTTACAGACTCAGCAACTACAAGCAGGAGCTGAAGCTGGTAAGAACATCTCGGAAGGACGTAAAAATGCTGCCGAAGCAGAATCAATCAACAGCGGAAGCTCTACTTAAAAAAAGTAAAGAGCAAGAAGAGAAACAACAAAAATTTAAAGAGGAAGCACTAGAGCTTAAAAAAGCCTGTGAAGGAGTCTTTTCGACTCCTAATGGAATTGTCTTAGCAAGAGCTATGATGAGAGCTTCGGGAATTTATAAATTACCTAAAAATATATCAAACCCTTTAGAAATGGCTGCACAAGCAGGTAAAGAGTGGATGTATTTAACTTTTGTTAAAGGCGTGCTTTCGCCTGAACAGTTAATGAAAATTGAAAGGAAAGACTAAAATGCCAGAAGAACCCATTGAAGAGACTGTTATAGAAGCAGAAACAGTTTCTGAAGTAGAAACACAAAAAGAGTCTCCAAAAAAAGAATTTTCCATTCCAGAAAAATATAAGGACAGGAGTTGGGCTAAGAAAGTTAAAAGTGAAGAAGACCTTTACAAGCAGATAGATAACCTTGATAAGACCGTTGGAAAGAAGAATGTTCCTTTTGATTTTGAGAACGCTACACCAGAAGAAATCAAGGCACATTACTCTATAAACAAACCAGAATCTCCAACAGATTATGATTTGGAAGGTGTTGTTAGTGAAGAAAATGCTGGTAAAGTACAAGAGCTTTTACATGAAGCTAATCTTGACAAACATCAAGCAGACACTCTTACTAAGTCTTATGTAAAATGGGAAAAAGAAAGGATGGAAAAAGCTCAAGATGCTGGTGATTGGGATAATATTTTAAAGAATATGTATGGCGAAGACCACAAGAAAGCTAGTGGAGAGACTGCTAATATCATCGGTAATAATCTGAATCAAACTCATAAAGATATTCTTGAGAAAGAATTCACGAATAGACACTTAGAGGTTGTGTATGCTCTAGCTAAGAACTTAGCAGCTAATTACGGAGCTAAAGAGAGTGATAAGGGTGTTGGCGGAGAAGGTGGAGTTGTTACTGACGTTGTTAAGACAAGAGCAGAAATAAGACAAGAACTTCAAAAGCTATCTGCTCGTCCTCACACAAAAGAAGAACACGATGCTTTAGTTAATAAATTGACAAAAACATATAAAAAGTAGGAGATTGAAATGTTAAAAGTTACAGTTAGCGGTTCATTTAGAACAGAAGCAGGAACAGACAAAAAGAGATATAATTTCACAAAAATAACTGGAGTTATGCCAGACTGTCCAGAGGAATACATCTTATCACACGCTATGAGAATGTTTCCAGTATGGAAGAACGAAACAAAAGCTCTTGACGGTATCAATTTTGATGGAATTATCAAACTTTATATCGACAATGTAGAAGAGGTAGATGGTGAGCCTTTATGTGTTGGCAAAGACATCAAAGAGATGACTTGGGAAGAGCTTCAGTCAATGGCTTGTTACTTGATGATTCGTGAGATTCCTTTGTATCGAAGCGGAGCTTTACGCTCAGCTCAAGAAAAAGCGTATGAAATGTATCAAGCAAAAGTGCTTGATAAGAGAGTCTTTAAGACTGCACAAGATATTTCTAGGTTTAAAGATGACCTTAGAAGAAACCTTGAAGCTCTTATGGTAAGCGAGCAAGAGACCAACAGAAGGGTTGATGAGGCTGTTGAAAAGGGGTTTAGTATGCTAACAGACCCACACAATCCTCAAAACTCATATTCTTTTGCTAAACTACCTTCTATTTTTATCAAAGGGAAGAAAGTTGACTCTCCTAAAAAAGAAGAGTATAATTCTAATACGCCAAAAAATAAGGCAAAAAAAGTTACAACTCCAGTTGTGGAGTAAGCTAGGACACTTTACCTTCTAGGTAAACCCGAAGCGAAAAAGGTAGGCTGTCACCTAAACAGCAAGAAAACCCTCTAAATAGAGGATACTTTTCGTTGATGGTTTAATTTTAAACAGGAGGTAATAAGATGCCTAGTACAACTATTAGTCCTGATATTGACCAAGCTGCTTTACTTGCTTTCAAAGATAATTTCTGGGAGCTTGCACAACAGTCGAAGTCAAGATTAGGTGGTTCAAGAGCTTGTATGTATTTGCCATCAGGTGGCAAGTCTAACAATATGGCTCGTATCGGTAGAGTTGAATTAACAAGAGTTGATTCAAGAAATCCAAAGAAGCAATACTCTAATTACAATCTTGATAACCGTCATTTCTCTAAATATCGTGTAACAGCGACTATTCAGATTGACGAGAAGCAAGATATTAATGAGCTGATTGCTGACCCAACTTCTTCTTTGCTTTCAGCATTGAATAAGGCTAAAGAGCGTGAAATCGACCGTTGCATTTCTAATGCAGCTATCGGTAATGTTCTTTGTGGGGCTCCAGATGAAACTCCAACTTCAGTTACAGCTGCCAACGATGGTGTTGTGACTACTACTGCAACAGGTGGTATGGATTATTCTGACATCAAAGCCATTACTCAGAACTTTATCAACAATGATTTAGATATGGAAGAGTTTCGTGGTTCCGTTATCGCAATCTCTGGTAAAGAAAATTCTGACCTAATGGGAATTTCCGAGTTTATTAACAATGACTACATCGCTGCTAAACCAGTTGATGAAGGTTATCAGTCTAAACTTGGTATGTATGATGTTGCTCTTTTCGCTGGTTCTGTAACTGGTGGAATCACAGTGAATAACCCTGTTCTTGTAGAAGGCTCAACTACTCGTAGTTGTTTGGTTCTAGCTCCAGAAGCTATTGCCGTTTCTATGGAATTGGCTCGATTAGATGTAGAGCGTTCAAGCGATAGAGTTAACTCAAAGGATGTTACCATTGACCTTTGGATTAACGCTATGCGTACTGAAGGCGTGAGAACTCAAATTTTAACAACGCTTCCTATTGACACTATTGTCAAAAGGATTAGTTTGCCTGCTGGTTGGACAGCTATTACTGCTGCAACTGATTATGACATTGGCTTTTATAAGTCTGCTGATGCAGACGGTCAAGGTTTGGGTGATGCACTTGATGCTGATGCTCTAGTCGATGGTTATGACTTTGATGCTGCGTCTTCTTCTTATGGCGTTGACATTCTTGGCACTAACATAACTTTAGACAAGAGTGAAACTATCGGTGATTTATTGAGTCTAACTTCCGAAACAGCTCCTGCTGGTGGTGTTCATCTTTGTATGACACTTAACACAGCTGGTACTGCTGATGGAACATTAGATTTCGATATTGAACTTGATATGGCTCACTAATCAGAATCTAAACTTTGGGGGGTGGGCTGTATGGTTCATCCCCCATTTTTTTTGAGGAATTGAAATGCAAGAAGTATATGAGACAACAGATTTAAGCCTAGCAGCTTTTTTAAAAGCTAAAGGGTGGTTTATAAGGTTTAAGAGTTTTAGTGGCAAGTGTATTTTTTCTTTTGTTGATGATGCGGAGCTTAGAGAAGATATTATTAGTTATTTTAATAATGGGAAAATTGGCATAACCGATTACAAAAATGCTGTTATGGATTTAAAAGTCATTGTGCATAATGTGTGAGAAAGATATGTATGAAAAGTAGAGCTTTATATTCCAAAGAGTATAGAGAAAAAAATAAGGAAAAGCTTTCTATTTATTATAATGAGTACCATATTAAAAACAAAGAGAAGCGGAACAAACAATTAGGATTTGGGATAGTATGATGGATGCTCAAAGAGGAGGGTTCAAACAAGGAAACATTTCTAAATGCTGTTTAAGAAAAAGAAATTCTCACGCAGGATTTGCTTGGGAATATTTTAAAAACTAAGGAGTAGTTATGAGTATTTCTAAAAACTCTATTTGTAATTTAGCTCTTTCTAGGTTAGGGAACAAAAGCTCAATAGAGGACATTGACTCTCCTAAAAAGCCAGCTGAATTTGTATTCGCTAAGTGGTGGGATGCTTCAAGACGATTAGCTCTTAAAGAGCTTATGCCTTCATTTGCCAAAACTCGTAGAAAAATAGCTAAAGATGCAGAAACTCCTGAGTTTGGTTATTCAGCCAGATTTGCATATCCGTCAGACTGTATAAGAGTTCTTGGTTTTGGGGAAATAAAGTATAAGCAAAATACATACTCTATCGAAGGTGGTTGGATTCTTACAGACGATTATTCTACAGACGATGATGATAATATATATTTACCATTAAGATTTGTTAAAGATATAACCGACACAACAAAGTATACACCAGAGTTTGTTGAGGGTCTTTCTTGGTACTTAGCTTATGTTGCTAATATGGAGATTACACAAGACTTACAGAAGCAGACATTGATTGAAAAAGTTATTAACAGCAAGAAGGCTCAATCTGCTGGAATAGACTCTCAGGAGAGTATGCCGATAAGAATAAACCAAAGCAAATTTAAACTAGCTAGATATTCGACAGACCCTACAATCACTGAGAAATTATAATGCGTGTTTCAACCAGCTATCTTAATTTCTCAAGAGGCAAAGCCGACCACGACCTAAACGCTCGTAACGACCTTCCTATCTACACGACTGCCTGTGAGATATTTAAGAACTTCTATGGCAACTTTAAAGGAAACGCTCTTTTTAGAAACGGATTTCAAGACCTATTAAAATTTGAAGATTGTGTGATGATTGAGTTTGAGTTTAATGAAGAACAATCATATATCTGTTTATTCACAGACAATAAGGTTAAGTTTCTAACTTATGATTCTACTGGTAATTTTGGATTTGTTCAATCTGGCGGTGCTGACTTAGAGATTGCATCACCTTATTCACTAGAAGAAGCCAGAGAGATTGATTATGACCAAAATGCGGATGTGATGTATATAGTCCATCCTGATTATGCACCTAGAAAGTTGACAAGAACAGCAGCTGATGCTTTTAACATTTCCACATTTTCAAGAACATCTGACCCATTTACAGGAGCTGACGATTATCCTTCTTGTGTTTCTTTTTACACAGGTTACTTGTATTACGGAGCAACAAACAACGAACCAACAACTATATGGCGGTCTAAGGGTGGTGATTATGACAATCTATCCACAGGCACAGAAGACGATGATGGATTGAAGTTTGCAGTAGCAGAACTCACTGAAAAGTTTCAATGGTTATTTGGTGGGAATAAGTCTCTCATAGGAGGCTCTTCTCAGGGACTTGTTACAATTAATGGAGGTTCACCAGATGAGCCAATCACACCAACAACAGTATCAGCTAACCTAACCAACTCAGATGGTGCCAGCTCAGCAACCCCTTTAAGAAAAGAAGACTTGATTTTCTTTATTAACCAAGCACAGAGAAATGTTAAATATATCAGTTATGACATCATAACAGAAGATTTTAAGACCAATGATGCTAATGTAATTAGTTACGATATATCAGCTGGTAAATTTAAAAGAATGGTATTTAAGGAAGACAAGAATAATCTTGTATGGATTATAGATGAGGCTGGTGATTTATTTTCTCTTAATTTTAACCAAGCAGAAAAAATTGTTGGATGGGCGAAACACGAGAGTGTAGCTACTTTTGAAGATATTTGTATGATTAGCAACAATGATGGAATT